GAAAGACTATAAAGAAGAAAAGTTTAATTCACAATTTATAATTAGTAATCCAAATGCTAAATCTACTTGTGGATGTGGTTCTTCATTTAACGCTTAGTTTAGCTAATCTGAATTTTTCTAATAGTTTGATATAGAACCAACCTGTATCTATTTCAAACCATTTCCTACTAAGCTTGGCAGAACCAGCATCAGCATGGTGATTATTATGAAGCTCTTCGCCACCAATAATAAGACCAATAGGGAAAACATTTCTAGATGATTCTCTTGTTTCAACATTTCTATACCCCCAATAGTGACCTATTCCATTAACTACACCTGCGGCCCAAAACGGAATCCATATCATTTGAATTCCCCAAGTTAATAGTCCCCACCACGAAAAACAAAGTAAATTTATTAGTAATAACAAAGTAATTCCTAGACGAGAATGTTTGCTGTATATGTTCTTCTCTATCCAATCATCTGGTGTTCCTTTACCAAACGCATTGACCATTAAGTTATCTTTGGATGCTGTATTGTATAACATAGCACCACCAAATAAAACTTTCCAAATACCAAATAATTGAGGTGAGTGTGGGTCACCTTTTTGGTCAGTCATACCATGGTGTTTACGGTGAATGGCTACCCATTGTTTTGTAACCATGCCTGTAGTTAACCATAACCAAAAACGAAAGAAATGATTTACTGCTGGATTAAATGTAACGGATAGATGAGTTTGGCTACGATGTAGATATAGAGTTACTGCGATGATTGTTAGATGAGTTGTTACTAGGACATAAATTAGTTCGTTCATTTGTATGTTTCAGAAGTGTGTGTGGAAAAAACCAACAGTTGATCATTAGGTATACCCAAAAATCTATTGGATGAATTATTGACATTACTTATTTAGTTTTTAGAGTTATAGAGTTTTCCATCAATAACTACTATTCCTTCTTTGACAGCTTCTTTATATAATTTACCCCATTTCTCAGCAATATCGGAATCTCCCATATATGGTGAAATGGTTTTACCATTTTCATCAGTCCAATACCAAGTGGCGTTTATTGTATCACCATAATGTTGAAGTTTGATATTTGATTTATTCATTATCAAAATTTAGCTAAAGTTTCTAACATTGCAACACTTAATGATCCTATCAAAACTAGTATAAAAATTATTATTGGCAATTTATTCATAATACCCTCCATTTCAGTTTATTATTTAAACACTCCTGCTTCAATCACCATTAAACAAAAACAAATTATAAGAACGAATATAAAAATGATTGGTTGCATATCTACTTATACAACTTAAAAAAGTATGTTACTAAAGCCGCAGCCGTCATACACCACCAAAAAACCTGAATTTGTTTCTGCCTATCTTTATCCATGTATTTTAATTCATCGGCTCTATCTTTTTCCATTTTTGCTTTGGTTGCTTCAACTTCAGCCCAAGCAGTTTTACCATATTTTTTAATAGCTTCCAGTTTTAACTGGTCAATTTTTTGTTGGTGAGCTTTTTCTTTTTGATATTTTTCGTAGGCTCTAAACTCTGCCATTGTGGCTAAGTAATCTTGTTCAGCTTTAGCCTTCATTCTGTTGATATGTTGTTGTTGAACCGCTTTTTCCATATCGGCTTGTTGGTCAACAACCACAGCGCTTAATTGTTTGCTTGCTCCTTGAGCAGCTTTGAGAGTATTAGCGGCACCTTGGGCGCCGGCAATGATAGGGTCGGACATTTGATTTCTTTTAGTTATGTTAAAGGAGAATAATAAAGAATACCGAATGTCAGGTTGACACGGAGAGATAAATTTGATATAATTTCATTTCAACTACATACTTATTTATATGATATTATTAGAGAAAAGGTACAAATATGAAGATAATGGCTATGAAACTCATTACTGGAGAAGAAATTTTAGGTGAAATTGAATCAGAATCAGAAACGGAATTTGTCATTGAAAACCCTGTTGGCATCGCAATTGTTCGTGATCCAAAGACTGGTCAGCCAAATGTTGGCTTTGCACCATTTCCAATTCATGCCGAACAAAAGACTGGTGCCACGGTTGCCTTGAACAAGAAGAATGTAGTATACTCCTATGTTCCAGCACAAGACTTTATCAATAATTATAATTCAATTTTTGGTTCTGGTCTTGTGGTACCTTCAACCAAAACACTAATTACAGGTTAACTTGGCAAATTTCTATACGAATGTCCAGAGTATTGGTGGCAATATTCTGTATCGTGGCATCAAAAATGGCCAAAGAATAAAAGAGAAGATTGAGTATTCGCCTTCTCTTTATTTGCCATCCAAAAAGATTACAAACATCACCTCACTCGATGGTGATTATCTCGACCAAAAAAGCTTTGGTACAATTCAAAAAGCAAGAGATTTTATCAAACAATTTGATGGCGTTTCTGGTGCCTCCAAAATTTATGGTCAAACACGATTTGAATATGCCTTTATTGCAGACCAACACAGAGGTATGGTTGACTATGATTATGATAAAGTATCTGTTGCTGTAATCGATATTGAGGTAGGTTCAGAGAATGGATTTCCTGACCCCTATCAAGCAAATGAACCTATCACCGCAATTTGTATCCGTTTTACTAATAGTGAATCATATGTGTTTGGTTGTGGTGAGTATGAAGTGAAAGGCAAAGAAATTTATTTCCGTTGTAAAGATGAATACAATCTCTGTAAGTCTTTCATCAACTTTTGGAAAGACCACTATCCTGATATTATCACAGGTTGGAATACCAAGTTCTTTGATATACCATATCTTGTAAATCGTTTTCGTAAAATTCTTGACGAACCAGAAACCAAGAAACTTTCACCTTGGAATTATATTACAGAACGCAAGGCCATTATCAATGGTCGTGAAATGACTTCTTATAGTCTTGTTGGTGTTGAATCGTTAGATTATATTGAACTATACAAATGGTACGCACCTGGCGGTAAGTCACAAGAATCTTATCGTTTGGATAATATCGCTCAAGTTGAGTTGGGTGAAGGCAAGATTGCATATGATGATTATGACAATCTACACACTTTATATCGTTTGAATTACCAACTGTTTATTGAGTATAATATTAAAGACGTTGAACTCATTATTAAACTAGAAGAAAAGTTAAAGTTGCTTGAATTGGCAGTAACCTTGGCATACGACACTAAGACAAACTTTGAAGATGTCTTTGCACAAACTCGTATGTGGGATTCATTGACATATGCTTATTTGTTTGAGAAAGATATTATTGTTCCACCAAGAGTTACCAAAGATAAAGATTCTGCATTTGAAGGTGCATATGTTAAAATACCACAAACTGGACTACATGATTGGGTGGCATCGTTTGACTTGAACTCTTTGTATCCACATTTGATGATGCAATACAACATTTCACCAGAAACTCTTATTGAACCTGAAAACTATACCGATGAAATGCGTGAAGTTCTTTCTCAAGGAGTTTCTGTTGATAAGATGTTAAGTAAATCAATTGACATTTCTAATTTACAAAATGTAACAGTTACTCCCAATGGTCAATTCTTTCGTACCGACATTCAAGGGTTCTTACCTAAGATGATGGAAGAAATGTATACGGATAGAAGTAAGTTTAAGAAATTAATGTTACAAGCAAAACAAGAATATGAAAATCAACGAGATGAATCTAAAAAATATGAAATCGAAAAACGAATTGCCAAATACAATAACATCCAACTTGCAAAGAAAGTTTCTCTCAATTCTGCTTATGGTGCTTTGGGTAGTCAGTATTTCCGTTTCTACGATTTGCGTATGGCTCTTGGCGTCACGACTGCTGGACAATTAAGTATTCGTTGGATTGAAAACAAGATTAATGCTTGGATGAATAAGATTCTGAATACAGAAGATAAAGATTATGTTATTGCTTCTGACACAGATTCAATCTATCTTCGCATGGGTGAATTGGTTAATAAGTTCATCAAAGATACTTCCAACAAGCAAAAGGTAATCTCACTCATGGATAAAATCTGTGAAGAAAAGATACAACCATATATCGATAAGGCTTATGATGAATTGGCTGAGTATGTCCATGCCTATGAACAAAAGATGCAGATGAAGCGTGAAGGTCTTTCTGATAAAGGTATTTGGACTGCCAAGAAACGATACATTCTTAATGTGTATAATAATGAGGGTGTTCAATACAATGAACCTCAAATGAAGGTGATGGGTTTGGAAATGATTAAATCTTCCACACCATCTGCTATTCGTGAAAAAATGAAAGAAGCAATTCAGTTAATGGTGAATGGGACACAAGATGACATCCATACCTTTATTACAGATTTTAGAAAAGAGTTTAAGAAATTGCCTGTAGAAGAAATCTCTTTTCCCCGTGGTCTTAATGGCCTAAATACCTATTCTGATGCGGTTAACCTTTATAAAAAAGGTACACCAATTCATGTTAAAGGTGCAATTATATACAACGCCAATCTGAAACGATTGAATCTCACCAAAAAATATCCACTCATCCAAGAAGGTGAAAAGGTTAAGTTTACTTACCTTAAAATGCCAAATCCATTTAAAGATACCGTTATCTCGTATCCATCTCGTTTACCAAAAGAGTTTGAATTACAACAATATATCGATTATGATATGCAGTTTGATAAGGCATTCCTAGAACCAATCAAAGTCATTCTTGATTGTATGGAGTGGTCAACAGAAAAAACAAGTTCAATAGAGGATTTCTTCTCATGATATTTTTAACATTACTATCCGCATTATTGCTATCAGGCATTGCAGCCTATTATTCCATTATTGGTTTGGCTGCAATCTTTACAGGCGCATTTTGGCCAATCGT